CACCAGCGGCCAGTTGTGCATTGAGAGCATTGATGCCTGCTTGGCTTTCTTGAGTACCAAGTGCGCCTTGAGCTTGAGCGGCTGATAGACCTGTCTGCAAGCCCTGCAAACCGAAGCCTGCACCGTACTGAGCTTCTTGCATCTTGCGTTGCTGATCAGCATTGAACTGCTGTTGTGCGTTGTTAAACGCAGTGTTGTATCCAGTGCCAGTGATGTTGGCTAGGTTACTACCCAGATTACGCTGTGTTTCTGCATCCAAAATAGCCTGACGGGAGCCACCAAAAGCGCCAGCTTGAGTCATCTTGGCGGCATTCTGTTGTTGGGTAATCTGAGACTGACGGCGAGCTTCTTCTAGTTGAGGATTCAAAGAAGCCTGCAAATAGGGATTCATGTATTGCTGGGCTTGCGTAGCATCAAACGATGTGGTTGTGGGTGTGTACTTCAGCCCTTGTGCGGCAGTGCCAATATTGCCTGCGGTTGTAGCGGCAGTACCAATGCTAGAGGGTGTCTGCAAGTTTGCGGCATTGCTAAACGCAGAGGCCTGTAAAGGAGACTCACCCGCAGATAGCTGACCCATGTATGCCTGATAAGGCATGTTAGCCAAGGCTTGGCCTTGACCAAGCATATTGGTTACATACGGGCCTGCCCAGTTGGATAGGTTAGATTCAACGCCAGATAGGCCTGCATTAAAACCAGCAGAGGGGCTTGTTGTGCCACCTGTTTGGAACTTTTTAACTTCACCGCCAGCCGCATAGGCTTGGGCTAAACCACCGGGCATGAACTTATCAGGATTGATCTTCTTGCCTTGCTTTTTGTTTCCAGTACGTGCCATACGAATTTTGTCCATCATTTGGTAAAGTTTCTTAGCTCCGGCATCTGAGTTGCCGTTACCCATGTGGGAAACCACATCCGCAGGAATAACAAACTCGCCATGACTTAAGGCGGCAGGTTGGTTACGACCAATCTTAGCGGGGAGTTTGTCAGCCATACCATCTGTCTCGCCTCGGAGGTAACGGCCTTTAGCCATACCACCTTGGGCATAATTACCCACTGCCGCATCGTATGCGGCTTGAACATCGGCTTCACTTGTGCCCGTAGCCGCCGCCACCTCGGCTGGCGACCATCCTGAGTCTTGCATGGTTTCTAAAATGCTACCTACATCTCCAGAGGCAAGCGCCGCTTGAACACCCGGATCCGCAAAATATTGATAGATGTCGTTGCTTGTATCCAAGCCGCCACCGGAACTAACAACTGTGTCGTTGACTGCGCCAGACCCGCTGTCGCTAGAGCCGCCAGAAAGATCGCTGTAATCTCCTACGCCAGCATATGAGGTTGGGTCTGCTTTGTACCCAGTTTCTGCGGCGTACTTGTTGGCATTATTGACATCACGCTGTTCAATTCCGTATTGAGCCATTACAGCGGCAACTTCAGCGGGTGAGTGACCTGCGGCCTGATAGTCCAAGATATTCTTGTACAACTGATCTAAACCCATGTCGTTGATGATTGCGTATTCTTTACCGGCTGAGGCTGATAATGCGTTTAAACCACGAGCAATGTCTTCATCGTTTACACCTGCGTCCTTCATGGCGGCTTGAATTTGATCATTTGTTGCATATGGGTTTTTAGCAACCCAATCAGAAATTGCAAAATTTAGTTCTTGCAAACCCATACCATGAGTTAAGCCGTACTTGGTGTAATCTGAAAAATTTGTAGTACGTAAAGCTTCTTGTAAGTCTGTCTGACTTACGCCAAACTTATCCATAGCGGCATCAATTTGATCTTTACTTGCGCGAGGATTATCAATAAGCCACTGGTTAATGTTGTTTAAATATTGAGCGGGCGTTAGGCCAGCCGCCATTGCTAATTGATAGCCCTTAGAGCCTAGATTTACTGTATCGTTGCCTTTTGCGCCAACAAGTGTGTCGTTACCCTTAGCGCCTGTAATAGTGTCATTTCCTTTAGCGCCAGTAATTGTGGTAGTTTTATTGCCGCCCGGAACTACTGTTTTATTGCCTGTTAAGTTAGCACCCGCTAACGTTCCAGTATTACCCCTTAAATTAACAAAAGGATCTGTGCCGGGGGCCATGCGGGTGTACGTTACATCACCACCATAGTCAATACCACCTGCGCCCGGACGGTAACCCATCTCCTTTGTAGGAGGGGCAGAGATCATGTTACGGGTAGCCATCAGGTTGGGAATAGCCCCTTGATAGCCTGATTTACCGTACTGAGCATTGTTATTGCCTGTAGCGCCCATGAGGGCGGCTCCACCAGCAATTAAACCTTTATTGTTAGTAATAAATCTGGAAAGATCAGAAAGGCCAAAGTTAGATGTCTGGTTTACATTTGGCATTGTTCCACCAAAAGTAGGATCAAACACCTGCTCATCTAAGCCTGTGACATTGGACAGTGTTCCGCCATATGTAGGGTCAAATACCTGTTCATCCATTTTGATTCCTTAGTAAACGAGCAAGAGCATCCATATCAGAGGATGCTTCGGTTTTAGGCGCTCCAAGTGCTTGCAACTTGTAAGCAATATCGTTGCCAAAAACATCTTCCATTGATTTTATATTGGCGTAAGGATCTTGGCTAGGTAATTGCACAACCTGCTGTGCACCTTGCCCGGAAAGCAATGATGCCAAATCTGCTCCGGAAGCGGTAGTTTTTGTATTGCCAGTTTTTTGAGTTGTGGTTTTAGCACCGCTAGGAAGTGCTCCAGCCCGAGACATAATTTCTGCGCCAGTTAAGGCTGTTTGAGAATTAGGCAAGTAACTCATGTCAAGAGAATTACCATCCTTGTCAGTCCATACGTTTGGACTGGTTTGGTTGTACTCCCATTCAAGGTTGGGGTCAATATTGCCAGTCTCGTAGCCAAGCGGGTTTCTTAAGCCGCCAAGGTCATCTTTAATGTAACGACCTGTAATCTCGTCATAGTACCCAGAGCCAGTTACACCTTGAGTTCTGGACATTGGGTCAATATAACCCTCTCCACCCGGCAAGAAGTAGCCTTCTGTAAAGTCATCCGGGTTCATTCTGAGCCCATCAAGAGAAGAGGTTATAGCATTCTTGCCATAATTTAAACCTTGGCTTAGTAAGAACTTTTCAAGGTCAAACTCACCTTCGTTGGTAACAAAACTTCCAGCGGCCTTAGATGCAATATCTGTTCCTGTTTTTCCAAGAACATCTGTAATTCCCTCCATGCCGGAAACAGAGTTTGCTACTTGTCCACCAACATAAGACAACAGGGCAGACTTGGCAATATCTCCAATATCTTTACCCATTGCCGCGTTTAAAGCGGCTGAACCGGCAGGGCCACCAAAATAGGCGGCTCCTATTTGAGCGGCGGCGTTAAGTAACTTATTATCCCCAAGCAAATTAACAAGGTCGTTAGAAGATGCGCCTTGTGTATAAAAGACAGGATTACCTTTGGCATCAAACTGAACGCCAAAGCCAGTGTTTCCTTTACCCTCATAAGACCCAGACCAAAGATTGTCTTTTGTACGCTCACCATAACCTGATTGCAACTTCTCGCCAGTGGCTTTGTTGATAATGCCACTCTCGCCTTTACCAACCTGAGATATGTCGGTAATACCACTTTTAGCCAAATCATCAGCCATGTAAGAAGCGGCTTTTTGAGGGTCAAGACCACCCGTCCACGTGGCCGTAGTGCCTTGTGAGAGAATTTGTTGCGTTAGCTTTTTAACATTTTCTGCGGTGTAAGTATCTGCCATGTTTAAACCTTAAGGGGGAGTTGGGCGGGGGTCAGGCAACCGCGCAATAAAGTTAACTGCCATTACTACGGAAGCGGCGGCTGGATACGGAGCAGATGCCGCAATAGACTCTAGCGTTACATTGGTGTTATCTGCGCCCCATTGCATCTCAATGTACTCACTAGCCGCCAAATCAATGTTGAAGTTCCAAGACACATTCATGTGATTGTCAGAGCCTTCAACGGTATATTTATGGGCAGAATATCCAATCGTAACGTTGTTGCGTTTAATCCAAATCTGCACATCTTTGGCTGAAGCATTTGTACTCTTTAACTGAGCCGACAACTGGAAGTTATACACCCCGCCTACAGCCACCTCAATTTTAGAAGTGCTGGCAGTCTGTAGGGCCACATTGTTGTTCAGGTATGTGACGTTGAATGTGATTGGGTAGCCCGTATCTACAGCGGCTAAAGTCTGATCTACGGTGCTAAAGAACAACCCATTAGGTGAATTATTTAAAGACGGATCAAGTGAACCAGAGGCCGTTAATTGTGCGGTCAGGGCATCAAGTCGGTTAAAGTACAAGCGAAGCACATTGAGCATCTGGTCAAAATACACACGGTCGTACTCTTGCGGAGGTAGAGGCACGTTAGGTGCGGCTACCTTGTTAAGCTCAAACTCAGTGGTGACAATAAAGCTCATCGCCTGCCGTCCGGTCTGATGTCAATACGGGTAGCACCCAACTGCCATGTTGTGCCAAGGTTAGAAGAAGCAACCTTTAAAATAAGCTGGCGACCACGTACCCGTGTATTAATCTGGCCTGTAAAGCCTTCAGTCACTGTGTACTGAGCGCCAGTTAGCTTATTAACGTTCTTATCTACCGCAGTCCCTGTGCCTGAGCCTGAGTTCTGCATAGGATACAAAGTGTACGTAACTTGCGGAGTTGGTGAGGCATCTGACCCTGAGAATGTCAGGTCAGGGAGCATTCTCCAGACAAAGCCAAAGTGTTCGCCATCTTCAATGTCAAACTCAGCAGAGGAGATATAAGCCTCAATACCTGCTGGCGTACCAGTCTCGTTGTTGTCTAAGCCAAACTCTTGATTAACTAAGTTGTAGTTGTATGTGGCGGCAATAGGGTAATCCCTTAGACCAGAATCAAGCCATGCGGTACGTTCCATTGTGCCGTAGTACCAGACCTTCTCAAGATAGTTGTACACGACATAACGGTTGGCAACTAGACTACCAGCCGAGCAATAGAACCACCAGACCTCATTGAAACCCTCGTTTGTACTGGCAAAAACCTGTTGGTTTTGCTGAAGGTTAATGTCTTGATAGATGTACCGACGCAGGTCACAGCTTAAGGTTTGTAAGCGTCCATCGTATATATAGAACTTGTCCACACCCATCCAGTACACAACACCAGAAGCCTGCGTTGCCGCATTCTGGCCAAGGATAGAGATGTTGTCACCCATCAATTGGCTAGACCAAACCACAGGTGGGCCAATGTATTGGAGAGAATAGATGGCTGAATCAGTCCACACCAAGATCTCCTGACGGGTCTGAACGGCAGTCACAATGCTGGAGCCGTGCGACAACTGCACACTACCAGCTTGATTGGTTGCAGATGGTGTCCAGTTAACCACAGACTCCTGATTTGACCAGCGAATCAACATAGGATTCTGCGTTGTAGAGCCGTAGTCATTACAACCAAAAGCAAACACAAATCGGCTAACGTCAGATACAAAGACAAAGTTCTGGATGATTGGGCAATCTGATGCACCAGCCAGATTTACGATGTTTACACCATTTGGCATGATGTAATGAGTCCCAGACTGCGTTCCTGTTGTAGTAATAGCCGCACCGCCAACCGTCAAGGCTAGGTTAAATGTTGTGCCGCTGGTGTTTACAACGTAGTAAACGGTTCCGGGAGACAGGCCTGTAGGCAGAGCCGCAGGATAGCCGCTATTTGTAAAGACAACCGGAGCGTCATTAGGCAAACTAAACGCCGCTGTAACCACCGCAGGAGAAGCTATAGTGACCGTAGCCAAGGATGGGTCTACACCGTAACCAGCATCCCAATAATAGATTGGGCCGCCACGGTAGGCATAAACCAAATCCTCACCAAAGTTGTTCTGGCTCCATAAACGCAGAGCAGATGTGGATGTACCACCAAAGCCCCAAGTTCCTGCACCCCATGTGCCAGCACCCCAGCCAGACAATGGAATCTCGTATGGATCGCCTGTGTTAATTTGATAGACTGCGTTTACATCTGTACCACCGCCAGCCGCAACTGTTGAGGTCGCCGCCGTAGCGGCTACGATTGTGTATGTATTAGCATCAATAACAGTGACTTGATATTCATTGTTTAAATCAAGTCCACCTACGGGAGCTACGTTACTAAACGTTACAAAGTCACCTGTAATTGCGCCGTGGGCTGAATCTGTAACTGTAACTAAAGTAAGTAAGTTGGTTGTGGCAAACGGATTGCTCAGAATAGCCGTTGCCCGAAGAGGCGTGATGTCGTTGTACTGACCACCCAACTCAAGGTAAAACTTTAAGTTAGTGCCCACTCCTATTAGATTCAAGTTATCTAGCGTGATCCAGTTCCACAATGAGCGGCACAGGCCTTGGAATGTGGATACAGATATACGTGCCCAGCCACCTATTTTCTCAGGTGAACCTTGGCGGAACCGCACTTTGTCGGACTCATACCAACCACCTTCGTTGGTATAACGGGTGTTCTCCCGGTTAACGCCCGGCTTTAGTACAAGTTTTTTAAGCGCCATGAGCTACCTTTATTTACTGGCAACGCCTTTGGTCTTCTCAAAAGAACGCATACCGGCAATGCCCAAGATGCCTGATAATATCACCCAAAGTTGGTCTGCGTCTAGTACTGGCGGGGGATCCATACCCACTGGAACCCAGCCCATAGCTTGCAAGTATTTCCAGCACCATTGGAACAATGGGTACAGTAAAAACTGATAGCCCATAGCCGCCACACCAATCCAGCCAATAGCAGGCCTCCAGCCTGAAACAAACACGCTAGAAGAGGAGGCTTCAATCTTGTTGACCTCAATCTGGGCTAAGTCTGTAGCTTGGTCAATACGCTTCTCTTCAAGATCAAGCTTACGTTGCTCAATCTCCATCTCCATCTTTTCTTTATCGGTGGTGATTAGGTCGCCTGCAACCTTACCCACGGCTTCAATAATTGATCCAACGGCAAGCAAGCTCATGCTAAACCTTTCAATGTGCGGTTAATCCAACCCAGCAAGAACTTGGACTGCGCTCTGTTTTTGTTGCAAATCTCAGCGTAACGAGCAATCTTAGCCAAAGCGTATGCCTGTTTAAACTGCTGGCCGTCCGTAACTTGATTGAGTTTCTCTACGGTCTTAGCACCAATGCCGCCGTCAGGGGTAGCGCCCACAATCAACTGAGCTAACTTGACCGCCATGCCCATGCCTGCGTTTACACCAAAGTTAAAGATGGTGCTGGCTACGTCTTGGTTGCTAATCTCGTTACCACGCATCTTGTCCCAGAACTCAATCCGGTAGAACTCCCGAACCATAGGCGTTAAGGAGCCACCAAACTCCTTCTTATCTACAAGCGCCCAGCCGGGCCACTGCGGGTTCTTGTTCCTAGCAATACCAGCGTAGGTCATGCCACCCGTGTCGCCGGGTACTTCGTGGAGGACGTAGCCTCCCTCGTCTTGCATCATTTGCTCAAAGGCTGGTTCAAACTGCGCCATTACTGTTTACTCCTTGAAAGCATGGTGGCGGCAATTTCCATCATGGTTCTTGTTACCTGAATGTCGGCGGGTTCACTATCCCAGCCCACAGTAATCTGGCCTACAAATCTGTTTGGGTCTGGTGGAATACTAATTCGGCAAGTGTAAGCAACCCCCTTGGCGATGTACCACAAACCCATTTCTGACTGCGCTGAACGGTATTCCCCACAAGGTATCTCACTCGCCATCAGCTTAACCACATCTGCGTTGTTGGATGCGTTCTGAGTAAACAAGCCCACATCAAGCCCATCGTTAGTTTTTTCTCGGCCTTCTTTGGTGTAAGCACGGTACAGCACTCTGGTTCCAAACATGGGGTTTACTTTGAACACAGCAACAATGGTGGCGTTAGTGGTTTTAAACAAGTGGGCGGCGGCATCTTCTACCCTGTCCTCAACAATGCTCGGCATCTTCTTGGACTCTTTGTATGCGCCCATCAACAGTTCTTGGTTCTGCCAAACAAAGTATCCAGAAAACGCAAACACCGCCATGAGTATCAGCGCGAACAGTTTAAACGGGCTATCCACATAGGACAGCACCTTGCTTAGTATGTCTGCTGGCTTTTCGTCACTCATCCTAGTCCAATCATTCCAAGTAGTTTATTCACAATCTTATTTGACAAGTCATCGGGCAGGAACTGGAGAAACCCAAGTACCCACCAAGCAATGCACAACCGCACAAAGACTTTAAGGAAGAGGTCAAATTGCTTTTGGTACTCATTCACCGCCCACATCCTGCTTTACCGCACATATTTTGCAACTCAGTCAAGCCGAAAGCAATCAGCGTTACAAGAAAAACAATTGCCAATCCAGCTACTAAGTAAACTGTCTGCTCTTCCTCGGCTTCTTTTTGTTTTTTTTCTTCAAGCCGTAGCGCCTTCATCTCTTTGGCATCTGCCAAGTCCATTGCGGCTTGCCGTGCTTTGATCTTGTTCCATACGTCAATCTTGCCTGTTGTCATAAAGAGCATCTTTAGCTCTTCTTCAAACGCTCTGGCTTGCTCAAGCACCATCTCAATCTGTAGCGCGGTTCCCATGTTGGAACCCTTCTTGGAACGCTTGGCCTCGATCATCGCTTTGGTAGCAGTGCTCCTAGCATCAAACATCTTGCCAATCATCGGGGCAAGACCGCCTAAATCATTGGCAACCTTGCTGGCCTTCTTGACCATGCTGATGGCATTTTGCAACCCATCTAATGCCGCTATGGGATCAATTAAAACCACGACCAACTCCACGCAATTATGTACGTGCCATAGATGACAAAGGCCACTATACAGGCCGCCGCAATGAATGCTTCAGCCCAGTCCCACATGATTAGGGAGTCTCAGGCCAAGTCATTGTCCAAGGGAAACCGCTTGCCGCAGTGATATCACGCAGTGCTTGGCGGTATGTAGCCCATGCAGTTTTATCTGCGGTGCTGTCGGCAATCTGTGTCCAGTCGCAGTCCTTGAGCTTTTCTGTACGTGTGCGGCGTACATTGGCGGCTTGTTCTGCGTCCTTCATTGCACGATAAGCGGCTTCGTTCTCAGCGGCTGTTTTGGCAGGCTCTGTTTCTGTTGCTGGCGTATCAGTAAAAATAGGGCCAAGAACGTACTTTGTGTACCATTTGCCCTCCAGTTGCTCTACGCCTTGACGCATGGAGAATTGATAGACTGTGCCGCCGGAAGCCTGTGGGCCTTCAAAGACAATGTCTGCGCCCCAGTCGTTTAAACCTGCTTCGGTCAAAACTTTGGGCAATCCCAAACCAAAATGCAGTCTGCGGAACTCGTCCTCATACATAACTGCGCCAGTGTCTCTTACACGAATTTGCATGATGATTCCTTATGCTATTGCCAAGAAGATAAATGTGCCACCGCTTGCATTGATAGCGGCTGGCGCAGTTGAACTAATTTCAAATCCTGCGCTGTATGCGTCAACGTAATCGGTGTTGGTCACTTCGGCTGTTGAACTGTTTAAAATTTTGTAAGGGTCATTACCCGCCACGATGCCACGGGCTGAGTCCCATACATACCAATCACCAGTTGAGTCTGTGCGTTTGATTAGAACAAACCTTGCCCCTGCTGTAAAGCCACAATTAATTTGGAGCGTTGTGGCTGTTCCTGTGTAGCTCCCTACTTTGGAGACACCTGCACAAGTGGCAAATAGATACGCAACAAATGTAACCCCATTAGCGTTTGCTCCCGTGGAATTACCTAACGAGAAAACTGAAGAAGTTGGTGTTGTGCTATTCCATTGAGGTGCGCCCGGCCCATCTTTTGCGGCAGTTGTATCTAACGACAAAATGTAATCAGTTCCAATTGCCGCCGAATAAACAGGCCAATATCCAGCCGCACTTCGTGATTTAACAATCATCAACTCAGGTACTGCCGCTAAGTTATGGTTAATTGTTCTAGCAGATGCGTTACCTGTATAGCAAACCACATCAAGAAAACTTGGTGCTCGAGCAAATGTTTCTGAAACATAAGTTTGAGAACCAAAATTCCAAGCCACATAAAAACCACCAATATCATTTTGAATAATTGAAGTGCTATTTATGGCTGTTATGCCGTAAGTCGCTGGACTTTCTGCCCCTGTATCATATGTGCCTAATTCAGATTTAAATCCACGCAATCTATCTACAACACCGCATCCTGCGGCACGATTAAATTGCAAAACCAAATCAGCATTTGGTGCGCTTGCACCAGTCAAAATTCTTCCTGTTGTCCCATTTGCTGTATAAGCGTATGGATTAAAAACACTAGTCCCACTCGTAGGTACAGCCATCGGGCCTCTACGAATGGCTATGTAAATGATAGTTTCAGTTGAAGCTGATGATAAATCTGTAAATCCAGTAGAGTCGATGGAAAGAATATTGCTTCCTGACGCTTCTGCATTTGTGAGGTTTGCAAATAAATATGCGTCTGTACCTGATGCAGTTAAACCCCGCATATTGTCTACAATTCGCCAACTAGACACACCAGATGCACTTTTTATCATAATCCATTGAGGCTCAAATCCAAGCGTGACTTTGCCATTGCTACGAACATAAGACCCACACATAATTGCATTGTCTGTACCAGTCAGACCAAAGCCTCCTGCGTCATGGGCGAATAGGTAGGCTACGTAGGTTTGTCCTGACTGATTGGTTGTGTTTGAAGTGCCGACACTAAAAACCGTGCTAGTGGGTGCAGTTGAATTGAAGTAAGTTGGCTCTGAAGATTGCGCATCTGTTGCTTGCAACTGCATTGCAAATGCTGCGGAAGTCATTCCCCTGTGATATACCGCCCATACATACGCGCTACTTGTGCATTTGATAATGATGCATCCCGGCGTAGAGCCGAGATTGTGCGCAATCGTTCTGTTGGAACCCGTCCCTGTATAAGTCACAACATCAAAGAACTTTGGTTGCTTGCGGAATGTCCATGAGGCGTATGTGCCACCATTAGCATTTCCACCACCATCAAGACCTAATGAAAATCCATCAGAGTTAAATGATGTTAAAGAAGTTGCGTCTGTGTCTTGAGCGTTTGTTAAATCGCTATAAAGTATTTTTGTAGCACCTCTCGCTGTGTCAAAAAGCTGATGATTACGAACTGCATCACGCCTTTTTATCCAAGTGAGTCCACCCTTGCCAGACAAGTCAATCCCATTGGTAATGGTCTGTGTAGAGCCGTTGCCTGTATAAAGGTATGTTGAAAACACATTCTCAATAAAATTTTGAGTATTGCCCTGTGTAGGCCATTGGCCAAGCTTTTGCCAGTATGCCTGTTGATTAAGCGTCCACACACCGGGCGCAGTGCTGTTTGCGTATGGGCCTGATGGTACAGGTGCAGTCTTGGAGATTATTCCGCCGGGGTACTGTTTAGACATTAGTCACCTCAACCCATGAAGTTGTTGGCTCGTCCCATGTATAACGCTTATTGTCTGTTGGCATTGGTGTAGGGGCATTCCATTGGCAAGTTGTTTCGTTTAAACCCCAAGATGCGTATGGCTTGGGTGGAATAAAAGCATCACGTCCTGAGTCATATGTGTAACCAACTCCTGCGTAATTCTTACGCAATGGGCGACCTTCAGGATGCTGACCGCCATAGGTGTTATACGAGGTCTGCACCCAGCCTGTACCAAACAGGCCTGAATCAATAACGTCCTGTTCAGCCACAATAACTTGGGTGACGATGCCGTTTTCTACTTTTGCAAAATGACTCATGTTGTGCCTCAGAATGTGATTGAACCTGACGAAGTCCATTGATAAACGCGATAGCCGCCAGCTACTGTAATTGTAGGAGAACCTGTAGTGGATGTAGCGGCTAAATAAGTGTCGGCATAACGAATGACAACAATGCCTGAACCACCAGCACCGCCAGTGTCCCCACCACCCCCGCCACCACCTCTGTTTGCAGTGCCAGCGCTTCCAGTAGCAGAGTAAACAGCACCAGCCCCACCGCCACCAGAACCTCCAGCACCACCAGTTTGGTTGAATGTACTTCCACCACCGCCGCCAGCGTATGTTACAGATGAGCCAGAAATAGAGGATGCTGTGCCATCACCGCCTTTGCCACCAACTGTTGCTTGACCTGCCTGACCAGCTTGACTAGCTCCGCCGCCACCGCCAGCTTGTAGATTATCATCATTTGAATTGTGAGCACGACCTGCACCACCATTTGTGCCTTGAGCTGGTGATGTTGATGGAGTGTTTCCTGTGCCACCAGCACCACCTGCGCTTGCGCCACTTTGCCAAACATTACCACCACCGCCAGAGCCACCGTTTCCACCAGCGGCAGAAGCCGATTGACTTACAGTTGTACCGCCATTTCCACCGCCAGCGGATGTAATAGTGCTAAATACAGAGTCTGAGCCAGATGCACCAGATGCACCGCCAGCACCAACAGTTACAGTAATTGCAGAACCAGAAAGTACCTCAAATATAGCCGCTGTTCTAAAACCACCCGCACCGCCACCACCACCGCTATAACCCGAAACACCACCGCCGCCACCGCCGCCGCCAGCTACAACAAGATATTCAACAGATGGCGGTGCAACAGGAACAGGCCAAGTGCCCGCCGCTATAGCTTGCATCTGCTGTCTTAATGTCCATGATCCTGAGTATCGAGCCATGTTATCCTCAGAAAGTTATTGAACCGCTGGAAGTCCATGTGTAAATACGATAACCGCCAGATACGGTAACTGTTGGTAATCCTGTAGTAGAAGCCGCAGGGTCAAAAGTATCGGCGTAACGGATGATGACAATGCCAGAGCCACCTGCACCAGCATTCTTCGCTGATGCACTAGAGCTACTACCGCCACCGCCGCCACCAGTATTTGCCGTTCCACTTGTTGCGTCAACACTTGGTTTTGCACCAGTACCACCACCACCAGTACCGCCTGCGCCAACTGTTGATGCGGCATTTTCTGCACCGCCACCACCGCCGCCAGCATAAGTTACAGATGAGCCAGTAATACTAGATGCCGATCCATTTCCACCTGCACCGCTATTGTAAGGACTTGCACCACTTGCGTTGCCACCAACAGCACCCGCACCGCCACCACCGCCGCCAGAATCACTACCGCCAGTGCCAGCACCATTACCACCAGTATTACCTTGACCAGAAGTCCCGCTTCCGCCTAAACCCAGTCGTCCACCGCCACCACCACCAGAGCCTCCTGAACTTCCATTGTCTCCAGAAGTATTTGTTAAAGCACCACCACCACCACCACCGCCTGTAGCTGTAATGCTAGAAAATACACTATTACTACCATTATTCCCATTACCCGCAGATGATGGAGCCGCGCCTCCTGCGCCAACAGTAACGGTTATTGCAGACCCAGTTGAAACAGCAAATCCTGAAGCGGTAAGAAAACCGCCCGCACCGCCACCACCGCCTGAGCTACTTGTATTTGTGGCCCTTCCGCCACTAGCACCGCCAGCAACAACCAAATACTCAACTGTTGGAGGTGGTGATGCGGCTAATGCATTAAAAGAAGCGGTAATAAACCCGCCGGGATAGCGATTGGACATCTTCTACCCCAATCAGGAAATGACTTCGTAACTGATGCTGTATGTGATACCGCTGGCTGTGCCGGATGTAACGATAATTGACGAGCCTTCCATTAAATATACAGCAGTGGTTTTATCAACCACAATCAATGAAGCATCAGCAGGAACCGACACTGTAGACACGATTGGATAAGCTGTACCGCTAGAAGGAGCGGAGCCTTGAGCCACAGCGCCGTTGGTGTAGATTGCCACAGTGGTATCTACAGCCGCAGAACCATTAACGTTAGCCGCAACGATCTGGTTGATTTTAAAAACCTGACCACTAGAAGCCGCATTAGGGACAAGAACAACAGCAGTTGTAGCACTGGGTGTGAGGTATGTAGTTGTGCCTGACGCTGTGGTCGCGGCGAAAAGATTTGGATTTGCCATGATAGTTCCTTAAAAGCCAAAGACCATTGCGATGGCCGTTGCCTTCGCTTGAGATACACCAGAAGCCGCAGGTGCGGCAGATGTCCATGTAGTACCGTTAGACACTAAAACATTACCGTTTGAGCCGGGGGCAACGAAATTAGGCGTTGATGTACCGTTACCCAGAATCACGTTGTTAGCAGTCAAAGTGGTTAGACCTGTACCGCCTTGGTCAACGCCCAGAGTACCCGTAGACACCAAGTTCTTACTGCCGTTTGTAAATACAGGCTTACTGGCAGTCAGTGAAGAATCAATGATGTCATTGGCGGTCAGCGTTGTGCCATCAAATGTCAAGTTGGCAGAAGCTCCAAACGCACCAGAACTATTAAACTGAACCTGCGTGTTAGAACCTGCTGGTAAGCCGCCGCCCACATTTACAAAGTTAGTGCCGTCCCAAGCAATGATGGCCCGAGTCCCAGCCGCTACAGTAACACCTGTTCCGGTTGCCGCTTTTACAAGAATTGACTGGGTGCTAGACGTTTTGTTGATAACAACGTAGGTCTTAGACTGGGCTGGAACCGTAATGGTGCGTGTAGCTGTGCCGCCAGCAGTCCACAAGATAACTGCGTACTGAGAGCTATTACCTGTCAGACCTGTGCCTGCGTATGTACCCGTAGTAACAGTTAATGTAATGTCAGCATCAGTGGAAATTGTCTGTGTACCAGCAACGGCAACGTCAATAATCTGTGAGATGGCGTTGTTAACTGTGTCGCCCCACTGCCCGGACAGTGTGCCCGTGGCTGGTAGCGTGAGGCCGATTAGTGCTGTATTTGCCATTTAGTTCTCCTACTGTGTAGAAATTTGTGTCCAACCGGGCGTTTCGGTATTGTTTACATCAGACCAAACCGGTGTTTGCGGATTGCTGATATTTTGCCATGTTACGCCTTGTGTGTCATCAATGACTTCCCACAAATTTCGCCCGCTATTTGTGTCTGTAATTGACATCGCTTCTGATCTGCTTACGCCATACCCAGTTATTGCAGTGGGTGAGTCAACAATGTTTGCGGCTTCAGTTAAAAACTCTGTGTAATACGTACCGACCGTGGTGCTTTCTAAAGCCGACATTGACTCTGTAATAGTCATTATCAAAGTGGCAAGAGCCTCCTCAGCAACAGAAATAGACTCAGTAATATCGCCAAGGAACGTAGCTACAGCCTCTTCAACCGAGGTGGTATCCGCAGTCTCAGTAATAGACACAGCAAATGTTGCATTAGCCAATTCAGATGCGTTTATAGCCGCACTTTCTCCCACAATTGCTGTATAGGACGTAGTTGCGTCATTGTTATCCGCAATGGATGCTGTTTCAGTGATGCTTTGGGCAAATGTTGCCGCTACAGATTGAACTTCTGTGTATTCAGCAGACTCTGTTATGGACAAGGCAAAGGTTGCTAATACTGATTGGGCTTCTGTATACGCCGCAGATTCTGTGACGGAAACCCCAAAATTAGCTGTGGCCGCCTCGGATGCGGTGATTGACATGGATTCTGTTACGGCTACCTCGTAGACATCCGCGCCACCCCAGTAGCCATCCCCCCAAGCAAGATCACCCCATCCGGTTGCCATTTTACGTTGCTGTTAATGTAGCAGTGTAAGTTACAGCAATAGTGTCGCCGTTGACCACAGCTTTGGAGCTAGAGAAATCACCAGCAGAGAACAATGTTCCAGTGGTTGAATCTTTGGTTGCGCTACCGCCAATGTTAATGAAGCAACCTGCCACCGTACCCGTGCTGGTCATAGAGAATGACACGGCAGAAGATGTAGCCTTGCTACCAGCCGCCGCTGAACCAAAAGATGGTGTAGGACGATTTCCTGAGTAAGCGGGAGCATTTGTGCCGCCAACCTCGTTCCAGCTTGCGTGAGAGGCTTGCGTATCAGCCGCAACAGCCGTTCCTGTACCTTTTAAACCCATGACCACAGCACCGCCAGCAGTATTGCCAAAAGCGGTATCTAGGGTGAAGTTACGACCAACGGTTGTGACGATGTTTTCAATCTCATCCGTCCATTTAACAAAGCCGTCAACACTGTAGCAAACAGCCGTGTAGTGACCGCTGATACCAATCGTATCTTCGGGCATTGTGTTGTATTTAGTAATCGCTTCCACTTTGTCGGTTGCGGTGATTTTGTCCATAGTCATGGGAAGCTCCTTAATTAGAAGAACGGATTAATGCCGCCGTTGCTGTGTTAGCAGGCATTGTGATAGTGAAATTGGATGAAGTTTTGTCAGACCCAAAGTCCAACACAGCAATTGATTTATTACCTTGAGTTACGTTGTAAATCAAAGCACAACGAGCCGTTACCGATGCGTTAAACACCACATCGGCAAAGTCTACATAAGCTGTATACCCAGAGGAGTTAATGGTCACGCCCGTAAGCGTTACACCGCCTGCAACGTATCCTGTACCCGTCACCTCTGCGGTGGTCGTGTAAACAGTGGTTGCTTCGTTTAAATCAGCATTGGCCGTATACAGGGCGATCTTTAACGTATTGGTAGATAGGTTATGAACGCCTGTATAAAGCTCCTTTTTGAAGCTTGTCGTTTGGGTTTGAACAATACTACTCATGAGACTGGAACCCTCACCTGACCATCACGATAAGCATCCATACGTTGCTTGCCATCACCCAAGTTCTTAAGGAGTGCAATAGCTTGAACGTACCGTTCTTGGTACGTTTTGTACATACCGTCTTCTGGTGAACTCTTCATGTATGTTCCGGCCTCAGCCAATGTGCCATACAGCAATGCAGAGTCAAAGTTATCACCCAGCCATGTGGTTAAGGCGGTAACAATAGACTCTGGGTAGTAGTAATAATGAAGCTCTGCGTTGTAATTGGCATCTGGCGTTGGGCCAAGAATAAACGACAACTCATTGACGTTACTGGACTGTGGGCCAAAGATGGCGTAATGCTTAGGCTTTCCCGTAGTCGCAGGGTTAGGATATGCATCGCGCATGAAGTTCACATCCTTGTTAAGCAAGTAAAGGTAGTCACCCGTGCCTGAGGCAGGGTACACGGCAAGGCTATATGTTGACAAAAAGTCTGCCGGACAAGCTAAGTACTTATTGCCGGAAGACAGAACGCCCGTTACGTTCTTACGCAAGTTGGCAATCTGCACCGTGTTATAGATGCGTTGCTCCGCTTGCTGGATCATCGTATTGATGGTCGTGGTATCAAACGTGTTCTGCGTGTAATCAGTTACAGCAGTAACAAGTTGGGCGTATGTCATTGTCATCGTTTAAACCTCAAGCCATCGGGCCACGAGCCATCAAACCTTTAGTTGCCGCACCTGTACCGCGAACTTTGATGCCAGTTGTCTTGGTTGGCTTATTACCAGCAGACTTGCTTTCATTGCCAATGCTAACGTCTAAAGCGTCAAGATTGCTACGGTTAGGGCCGCTACCGGGGTTTGTAGAGGCACTTACAGCTTTGCCAGACATGGTGTGTGGCTTGGCATAGACCTTGGCATCGCCAACTTCTTTGCCCATCATTTTTTTGCTATATGTAGCCATGATTAGCCTCGCTTTTGATTCATTGCACGGGCTAAGTTACGACCGACCTTACGCATTTCCATGCCTGTAACGCCAGCAGTCTTTTTGCCGCCCATGATTTCTTTTGCGGTTGGGCCACTATCGCCTAAGTTTTTGCCCTCGGTTTTGCCCTTTTTAGCAATGCCGTCGGCTGATCTTGTGTATGCCATGTTTAAACTCCTTAAGATACCTGTACTGTACCAACAAATGTGGTTGCCACCAAATAGTTTGGTGTCATACCAGCATCAAAATTACTGGCCCCGCCAACCGGATTCCAGCCCCATTGAATATCCCGAGAACCACCAGTGGGAACACCACCAGATGGGCTATCCACAGGAAAAAGCTGTAGGCCGTTTACACCAGCCGTTACATACGTTGTGTCTCTGCGTGGATTACGCAAAGCCTGAGGATCTTCAACAGGGAATGTTCCCAACATCAACTGAGGTTGATCTGGATCCCAGCATTCATGGCAGACCAACAGTTGATACTTACGTTGCTTAATGATCTCTGTCTTAAGCGTCTTCAGCAGAAACTGTTGCCCACAGCGGTCGCACATGGCAATCGCCCGTTTGCCCGATGCATACCGATTACTCATTAGGATCCACCAATATACATCTGACGGGGTACAAACCTAGCAGGAGCCTTCTCCCTATCTTCTCCTGCCGCTATCTCAAATGTCTCGTCATAGATCTGCTTAAGCATCTGAATGCGGGGCATTAAATCTGGTGTCTTAATTGCAATGTGGTATGCCAGTCCGGCAACCAAGCAAGGCAAGAAACGGAAATTCATGTCTGCTGTTTCTACACCAGCGCCAGCATCCTGAACCCGGCGCAGTCTCCAGTACACAAACTGATATGGGGTGCTGTTATCTGGCGTAGGCCAAAGAGTTACCGCAGGTAACTGAGGAACATAGATTGCAGTTCCAGTTGTATGGGCGGCGGCAGTTGTATTGTTCTGACCACGGTACACACCACCTAAGATATTGCCTGTGATGTAGGTGTAGTAAATGTCTTCAGCATCAATACGGATAAAGCCAGAGCCTGCTAACCCAACCACCGTGTTAAGCGTGATCGTGTCTGCCGTGGAGGTGATGTTGCCGTCCAACGTTGAAGACGTTGGGTTAACCTGACCAGAAAGCCTTTGAATCCAAACTTGGATAGGTCTTGCTTGCTGGAGTTTGTTTGGAATGGTCGCATAGGTAGAAACACTAATACGGCTGATGGTTAGATCTGCCTGTGTAGAAGCTGTGTTTTGCCCTGTACGGACGACATGCTCTAACAGGTCAATGGTGTCCACTGGCAGGGCGTATGTAGGCAATCCCGGAGTCAGGTTAATAAACCCCTGCTCCATCGTCCACATGTTAATACCTTTGTTCTGCCACTCAATGGTCATTAGGTTCATTGACCTACGTGCTGTACGCAAATCATAGCCTGAACGCATTTCCCGGCCAGCCCTCTCCCACGCTTCCTCGGCGATCTCCGTGAAGTCCATATTGAATAGGGTTGAGCCGGTAGTGGTCATCTAAATCCTGCCGTTTTCTTTGCTATTGTTTTAGGTTGGGCTACAAACTGTTTGCCAGATGCCTTACCAGCACGTTTGGCTTTGGTTGTAGCCGCATATTCCTGAGGAGACAAGGACTTAATAGCCGCTTCAGGCAAATATCTCTCACCCGTCTTACTTGACGGTTTACCAGACTTAGTGCGCCATTTCTGGTCGCCCCAGTCCTTAAGCGATTTTTGAGGAGCTTTCATTCAAAATCTTCAGCGGTTAAACCAGCCTCTTCAAGCGCTAATTCTTCAAGAACTTCATCCGTGCCACAAGTGCATGGGCCATCTTCTCTAACGGCGCAATCGCCTAAATGTCCTGCGTATTCAATCACGATAACCTCCTCCAGCATCTTTATAACGTTTAGCCATTAACTGAGCTTTGCGGGCTGACCACTGACCTGCGCCCGTGCCCTGTACTGCGGCGGCTTTAACGCTGTTAAAGATCCGCTTACGTAACTCAGGCTTGGTGTAGTTGCCAGACTCGTTAACCTTAGACTTTACCTTGCCACCTTCAGCATATTGCGTGAAGTCAGTGTCGTCCCTTCGGGTTTTTTTAGAGCCTTTTGGCATTTTGCTTGGAAGAACGGCTCCCATTCCACGACTTGCCATCATTTTATACCTGCCACTTTCTTTGCCGCAGAGTCAACACTGTCACCCTGATTTACCAGATTAACAATTTTATTGAGAACTTTTTCGTCCAAATCATCCAAGCCATAGCGTTTAGCCGCCATTACAAATTGATCGCCATCTATGAAAGCCGCAGGAAGTTTCCCACCATCAGCATAGCTTGACTTCTTCATGCCACTTGGCATTTTCAATTTTGTAATAGCGCCCATGCCACGGCTTGCCATCATGATTAGCACTTCCCGCCGTAATTCATTTTAATCATTGTGCCCTTGGTTTTACCCTTGGTTGCACAACCATCAGCACGGCTAGACGCTGAACTTACTTTGCCACCACTAGCGTAGCCCATGTCGCTAATTTTCTTACGATCTTTAGCGTCTTTAGCTTCTTGAATAGATTCTTGCATTGCGTCAAAGTTAGCTGGCTTTTCAACGCCGCGAGACTCGCGCTTTATTTCGGCGGCGGCTTCGCGTTTCTTTTTTGGAGAATTATCAATTGTATTTTTAAGCGCATAAATCCCAGCACCAGAGCCTAAAGCGGCTCCAATTGGGAAAGCAAGTGGGATTGGCATATTTAACTCCTTAACACATACGGCCACGGGTCTTGCCTTTAGTGGCAATACCGTCAGCACGTTTAGAAGCAGAAGAAACCGATCCACCAGACTTCATCTTCATACGTTCAGCCAAAGAAAGTTTGGTTACATCGGTAGATTTAGAACGTTCATTTTTTAATTTCTGGCGTTCAGCCAAAGAGAGCTTAGTCATATCAACTGGAGCTTTACTTTGGTTTTCCTCATCACGCTTGCCTTTGTGCGTAGCAACAGGAGGCTCGTTAGGTGTAAATCTTGGTGTTCGCTTCTCGTCAGTAACTCCACGTTTATCAAGAGTTCCGGGAACCCCTACCATAGAGCGACTACCAATAGGATTATCGGCTTCCTGTTCCGCTTCGGTGTTAAGTCTAGTGCGTGAAGTCGTGGCTTTTGAAGGCTTAGATGCATCAGGCTTGGGAGCGGTTGGCCTTGGGGCTGTTTTTCTTGGATTGTCAGCTTCCTGTATTGCTTCTGGGTTACGTGGGCGGTTTGCATAATATTCAGCCACACTTGCATCGCCAGAAGGCTGGCGCTTACCTTGCTCTTCACCAGCGGCAAAAATAGGATTAGGCCTCATGGATGGACGAACAATAGGCTCTGACCCGCTTACGGAAACTGACTCGTTTACGGGATTGCGTTCTGAGCGTCCACGGCCTGCACCGAAGCGTTTGTATGCCTCAGAGCTAGGATCGTCTATATTGCCCATGCGTAAACGCTGGAAGAAGCCTACATCATCACCTTTAGAGGCTTTAAGGCCTGACTCTTTGTCAGCAATTTCGCCGCCACCTTCGTAGCGTTTAAACTTCATTGATTTTTTCATGGTTGCCCCTTAGCAGTATCTGCCGCCCTTAGCCATTTTAATCTGTGTGCCTTTGGTTTTACCCTTTGATGCAACACCATCACGGCTAGGAGCCGCTGTTTTTACTGCGCCCATTTTGGATGGAGCCATGCCGCCTTTAGCAAGCTTGGTCATAGGCTGACCTTTGTGCAAACGGCCTTCGTGTTTATTCACAGCCTTTTGCATCATGCCTTTGTCCATTTTTACGTCTGAATGTTTCATATCGCCACCTTTAGAAAATTTACGACCCTTGTCAGCCGCTGAAAAATCTTTTCCCACGGACTGTGGGACTCCTGCTTTCTTGGCGAACGCTGGGTTATGAGCCACCGCTTCCATGAAATTGTGTTGCTTTTTACTTACGCTCGGCATCGTCAGCCTTTTTGAATAAGCTGGTCAATCTTTGCTTCAAGCTTGTTAAAGCGTTGGTCAATGTGGTTCGTAATTCGATCCACTTCTGCTTGAGTAACGTTATCACGGGCAACCTCCTCACGGGTTTTGTTCAACAGGATCGTGACACGAGCCAATTCCCTGAACTTTTCATTCATCATGTAGCCAAGCAATCCTATTACGAGAGTAAGGATTGCCGACCATGCGGTGTTTAAATCTAGCATTTCCACCTCGCAAGAGAAGCCGCCTTGCGGGTAGGTCTACCTTTTTCATCTTTCATTGGCCCGGGCATTCCTGACATCCGAGCACAAAAGGAATCTTTCCTTGCACCGCCTTGAGGTTGGGGGGCTTTTAAATTACTGCCTGTTGCGGCGTTGTACTTGGCCCGGCCTTTGGCGGTCAGTCCAGCGCCCTTTGATGCAGGTAATTTCTCACCACGGCCAATAGCTAATGATGGGCCTTTTTTCTTCGGAGTTGCTTTAGCCATTTACAACCTTCAGTTTGGAATGATAGATATTTTCCAACATTGGCATGACAACTTCCTCACGGAAGTTACGCTCAAATGTTTCCTGACCTACGTGAGGCAGACTAATGTCTACATCGATGTAAACGGTAAAGCCCATCTGCGTTGCTCTATCGCAGAACAGGTAGTCTTCACCGACATACTTGCCGTCCACAATAGCAAAGTCAAACACTGCTGACATCTTCTCTGTCGGGGTCTTTTCATAAGTCCACTCAGGATGAGCCGCCACCAATTGCTCAATGACATGGCGCTGGATCAACATGAACCCTGTAGGTGCACGTTTTAAACGCATCAAAGAGCCTTTAAACTCTAAATCGCCATTGTCGTCAAAGTACACATCCGCAAAGAACTTTGCGTCTTTAGCTCTGCGTGGGTATGCGCCAGCAGTTATATCCATGCCACCACTTTGAGCCAGCAGGCGAAGGATGTCATCAGGATTGACAACCACATCCGCATCAATAAACAGAAGCTCTGTGCAGTCTGTCTTTAAGAATTCGTGTACCAAGGCATTACGAGCCATGGTAATGATGGAGCAATTAGACAAATCAGACAACGTGACGGACACGCCAAGACTCATTGCTTTGGGCATTAACTGCGCCAGAGCAAATGCCGTCTTGATGTTCAGCTTGCCGTCATAGGCTGGGATGCCTATAAACAGCTTACGTCCCGCCAATGTTGCCTGTTTTGTTTCAGCCATAAAACACCGTTACAAAGCTAGTGTTTGAGATGCTTGCGTAAATACCAAGCGCCGCCAACATACCCTCTCCGGGAATTAAAACTGCAACAGGTGTTGTAACACTTGTAGAAGTCCCAAAACTTACTAGCCAGCGAGCACCACTGTTTACGTATCGGCAAGCTGTACCCGCTGTAACTGTTCCAGAATTTGGGTCTGTAAAAGTAAAAGTGCTTGAGTCAACAACAGTAATTACATAATTACCATCTGTGGCTGATGCGCCAGCGGCGGCACTAAAACCAATACCAACACGATCACCTGTTGCCAAGCCATGTGCTGATTTGGTTACAGTAACCAAAGCACTTGACCTGCCATAAGTAGCAGATGTAGGGGCTACAGTCGTGTCAAATATTTCAACAACCCCCGCACCGCCACCGCTACCTTGGAAGGTAATTTGTTTTACACGATTACGCCCAGTAGGAGCGATAAAGCCTGAAACATCAAGATGTCCAGCCAATACGTCTGTTTGCATCATAATTAATCTCCTTGTAAACGGGGGCCGAAGCCCCCTAGATCAATTAAGCAGATGCTGGGAATTGTGAGCCGTTTGAGTCAGCAACCACGTACATGATTGTGTACTGGACAGTACCAGCAGTCACAGCCGCTACGGTTGGAGTCATTGTGGCAACAATCTTCACGTCTGTTGGGCCAACACCAATACCGTTAGGAGAAGCTGTAGAAGCCGCTCCGCACCATGCACCTAATTTAGCAGAGGCATTGCTAATAGCGGCGCGGCCAAGAGCGGTAACGTCTGTAGCGGCCCAATACAAGGCGGCAGTTGTACCATCACCAAGGCTTACGTTTGCGGCAGTAGAGCCTGTAAACGCAACGGTGGTGTCGATAAAAATATCAACGATTTGAGCGCCAGCAGGCAATACACAGATAGTGTCAGTAGTCGCAGAAGCGGCTTGACCTGTGTAGTTCTTTTTGAATGTTTGAGTAACAACGGTTGCACCGCAGTTTTCAATAGTGCCGACAGTAGTGCCAGTTGTGTTACGGACAGTGCCCAAGAGCCAAGGGCCAAGGTGAGTTGCGAATCCCATGATGTTTTCCTTCATGCAGTTTAGGTGTATCAATCTTGCATGATGTCTGCCGGGACAGTTTGATACACCGGAAAGCCCGGATTAACATGTTTATACCACTACGTTTAAACCAATGCAACAAAAAAGGGAGCCGAAGCTCCCTTTTTCTTTTCGTCGATTAGGACGAACCGGGTGAACCAAAGATACCCAGTGGATCTGACACGCCGAAGCTGTAACGCTCACGGGCTTTGTAACGAACGTTACCTGTGTCAAAGTCACCGTCCATGCCTGTAGACATGGGGGTACGCACGAAGTGCTTCAAGCCGTTAGGCACATCAGTCAACAAGAACCAAGCATTTGGGTCTGTCAAGAAGTGGTTAACGGTGTAGCCTTCAGGGATAGAACCGTTGTTCTTCAATGCGTTGATGTCGTTGTCGGTTGTGCCAACACGCAATTCAGTCTCAAGGAGACGGGTTGCAACGAACATCAAAGAAGGAGGAACAACCAACTTCTTAGGCTTGGCGGCGATGAGCAAACTGCGCTCGTCTGTCCAAGCGGCGATCTGAATAACAGCGTTTTCCAACGATGTTTCGTTCAAGTCAGCGCCTGTTGTAGGACGGTTGCTGTTAGTACCACCGGAAACCAAGGGGTGAGCAGTAGAGCAAAGCACCACGCCGTCGCCGTATGTTGGGCCACCTGTGAAGGCGTTGTTCAACAC